AAACCTTCAATAGCTGAAGGAGCTAAGAACTTAGAAGCTGTATAAGTTGGGTACTTAGGTGCACCTGGCTTATCAGATACTAACTCTGCCTTAATACGTAAGTTACAGCCGTTTTCAGATAGATCAAAAATCTTAGCACCAAACTCAGAAGAGTCATCACCACTAATAGCTGATTCAACAATCTTGTTTAATTGCTTACCGAAACGTAATACTTTAACAGTACCATTATTTTCTGGTGTAATAGGGTCATTAACTATATAAACATTAACGTACCAGTTTTCTTTACGGCGTAAATTAGCTTTAGCGCGTTCTTGTTCTTCAGTAGTACCGCTACGTAATACTTTAAAATATAGTTCACTGATAGGGCAACGTTCACCCCATGTAGAAGGAGAGGTTATACTGACGTACTGACCAGTTGCAATACTATTCCAACCATGGTGAAAGTAATGTAAAAAGGTTTCTCCAGGGTTTTTAATATTAGGTAGTAAGCGTACTACATAACTACCTGGTTTAGCAATAGAAAAAATATTCTTATAATTGCCGCCTGTTTGTTTAGTTTTAGCTGATTCGAGAGCATTTTTGATACTATCGAACATATTTGCGTTGAACGTAGGTTTCATAGTTGTGTATATAATTTTAGTTTAGTTTTTAGTTTTATCAATGTTATTTGTTGTTTTTGTTATTAATTTGAAACCTTCGTCGATTAAGTTCTTTGCTTTAACGGATGTATTTAATCTCATTTTATATTTTGAAATGTTATTAGCTGTATCTTTTAAATAAAGTTCTTTATCTTGAAGGTTAAGAGAGTTTAGCTGTGTTTCGAAAAAAGGCAACTTTATCAACACATATATGTTAATTAATTTACTATTGTAGTCGTTAAATGACTTATACGTATATCCTTCTTTAAGATTACAGTATTGGTTGAAAGTAATCTTGCTTTCAATACAAGTACTAGCAATATACTTTAATGATTTCTTTATGTCGTTAATTTGATCCTGTGTATCGGGTAATTCTTCTGCTTTCTGTTTTAAAACAGTGGTATATATAGCAATTGCTTTCTGGGTAGTATAAAAATTAAGAGGAAAATGTTCCTCATCTTTGTATATTACATAAGGTGCTCTAAAAAATTCTCTTGGATCTATTTGTGGGAATTTTTTGAAAAACAATTCTAACCGTTTGCAAATAAATCCATCGGGTGTTTTGTCAAAACCTTCGAAGTCTTGACGTGCTTTCCATGGTTTATTTAAAGAACCACGAGAAACGCTTAAATATGTATTGTAAATTTGCGGAACATTCATTAGTACTACGATTGTAGTACCTCTCTCACAACTTTGCTACGGCAAAGGTTAGAATTATACCGTAAAAATAGTATTATTGCCTCTTTTTCGTTTTCTACCTGAATCATTCGCATATATATCTTTTTATATATTTTGTTCTTTACAATTAAAGAAAATACTGTAACATTGTTTAATTTTTTATTGTGTATCATTGAACAGAATGAACTAAACTTAACTAGTTCAGCTTCTATTTCATCTTCAATAAGCGCATCCAGTGGGTTACTGAGTACTGCTTGTTCTAATGCACCAATTACTCCAGATCCAGACATATTATTTTATAATCGGGGTTAATTGTTTAACGAACTCCATAAATGTTTCTGTAATTTTTCCGCCTGCAGCATATTCATGCCCACCACCTTCACAAAGTTTAGCAGCAAGCTTAGAAAGATCTATGTTACAGCTTTTCTTCTTTCTAAATGAAACATGTTGACTGTTAGTGTTAACAAAAAACACTATATCGGAATCATATTGTTTGAGTAAATGATCACATACATCATTAACATACTTAATACCTGTAGTGCCAGTGATGTTGATGGTTTGCTTACTAATACTAACATTACCTGTATACAGCTGTAGGTTTTTAATAGTTGTATCTCTACCGCCAATGTACTCTTTAATAATATTGTTTTCTTGTTTGTTAAAACCATTAAAACCACTATAAAAACGCTCAACAAACTTATCAGTACGTGTTTTATCTAATGTCTTTTGTGTATTAGTTAATAGACAATTTAAATTATATGATTCAGCTAGTTTAAATTGATAACTATCGTAATCATCAGCTAATGCAATTAAAAGTTTTTGTTCAGGTGTTAAATTCTTCTCAAACCCAGGTGTAACGGTTTTAAAATGCTTGTAAATTTGTTTTGCACAAGAAGAGAATTCAATTATGTTTAGTTTGGCATTTTTATAGACTTTCCTCTCTACAGCCTGTACATGGGTGAGGTGGTGGTCAATAATATTGACATTTGACATATCTATAAGATCAGCACAGTTACTTGTATCGAGATCTAAGAAGTATACTTCATCAAAACTACTAAAGCTATTTTCTTCTAACCATCTTAACAATTCTCTTCTTAAATTACTGACCGTAGTTGCTTTAAAAGATATATCACCAATCTTAGCCTTAAGCCCCCAATGTAATGTTAGCAGGCTTGTAGATCCATCTAAATCGATGTCAGTAAAAACGTATATGTTCTTGGCGCTCACAATACTTATTTAACTTGCTTAGATGCTTTTTCAAGTCTTCTTTCCATACTTAACATTTCATCCTCATCACTATTGTTATTAGCAAGCCCTATATAATCCCTTTCTTCAGAAAGCGAAAGCGTGTTGTAGTCAATTCTCATTGCAGTAGCGCCATGTTTCGGTCCTACACGATTTTTAATACCACCTACTTTAATAATACCTAATTCTTGATCGCCTTCGTCTTGGTGAATAGACCAAACCACGTCAGCAGTAAAAGCAACACCTAGCGATTCGCTTACAGTATCCAAGGAAGGTTTCTCCATACCTTCACGATTGGTTTGAATGGCGCTTACTATAGGAATACTAAAAAAGTAAGAAAGAGCTCTTAAATCTTCTGCTGTAGATTTGCCTTGCTCGTAAGAGTTATCACCGCTACTTGCTTTTATTAATCCAAGATAGTCTATCACCAATATATCCGGTTTTATCCCACTTTTAACAAGAGACTCAAGATAGGCTCTAATACCACCTATAGTAATAGATTTCGGTGGGAATTCTTTAATAATAAGCTTTTGTTTACGTTGTTCAGATACTTCTTGAAAATATGTTTCTAAAGGTTTAATCTGTTGTTGAATGTCTTTTATAGGTATTTTTGATAAATGAGAGCTAATACGTTTAGCATACATCATTTCAGGCATTTCAAGCGAAATAAGAACAGTAGTCAAACCACGCTCAGCCATATTAGACGCTACGTTACCTAAAAAGATAGATTTACCCACATTAGTTGGTCCTAAAAATAAATAAAGAGCTCTACCTTTTTTAGCTAATCCACCACCAATCTTATCGTCAATAAAATTCCAACCAGTCGGAATCGTTTCATTAGGTGTACCTAGTTCATCGATAATCTTTTGATACTGACCATAAAAATCTAAACCAATATCATTAATAAGAGTTACGTTACATGCTTTTTCAAACATCTGTAAAAATTTACCATAATCTGCTTTGTCATTAGTTACATCATCAACTATCTTTAATACAGCATTATAAACATTCTTTTCTTTAAAGTACGCTTCAGTGTTTTGTACTAATTCATCAAAGTTACCCTGTAGGTCAATTTGCTTATAACTAATAAGTGTGTCTTTAATTAATTTAGCTTCTTCTTCTTTCTTAATGTAGGTCTTAATCTCAGTAATAGTGGGTAAGGTCTTACGTTTTGAGTAAAAGTCTTTTATAATACCCACTATAAGTTTGTTACCAGCAGACTTAAAATTCTCCGGCTTTAAATGATCATACACTAAAGAAGTATAATATGCATTAGTCAAAGATTGACATGCAATTACGTTTTCAAAATACTCGGCGTTGACTTGAAGTTTGTTCTTCACAATTTTTATTATAACGTATAAAATAAAAAAAGCTAAGGTTTCCCTTAGCTTTTTTGTTTGTTAAGAAGCTTAAGCTTTTTCTGCTTCTACTTTTTCATCAGCTGGCGGGCCATCAAGTGCCCCACCGTAACGAACTTTTTCTTTTAAAGTTTCTTCCAATAAAGGAATAACTTTCTTTTCCCAAAACTCGGTATCGTTTTCCCAAGTCTTTCTATAACCAATCTTTTCACCATTTAACTGGAAAGTAGAACCGGTTTGTGTAATGACACCAAACGCTACAGCCATATCTGCTAAACCAGCATAACGACTTAAACCAGTACGGAAGTTGTTATATAGTTCAGCTTTTAAGAACGGAGGTGCAAAACGATTCTTAACTGTCATTGCTGACAATGTAACACCGCTAACGTTATGTGCTACTGCGATCGATTCTTCTCCTTCGTTTTTGTCGATTTTCTCGTTTCTAGTCGCAAGCTGAACCAGCAAAGAAGCAAGATAAATAGGGCCACTACCACCGGACTGGCGCTTAACCAGTTCAGGATATAATGAAGTCGGGTTATCATAAATGTGATTAGTAAACAGAATAGGCACACGAGCTTTAGCTGCTTTGAACGTGAGTGCACGCATCATAGACTTCATAGCCTTGGCCTTAGTGCCCATATCTGCTGCATCCTTACCTTCAGTCACGTCGCGAAGCTCTTTAGCACTCGCTAAGTTACCAAGACTATCAATAGCAATAATAACCTTTAAGTTAGGGTCATTAGCTGCAATAATCTTATCTAAGAATGTAGCAATTTGGTTACGGCAATCTTCTACTGTTTCTACTGGATAGTACTTTAGGCGCTTAGGGTCAATACCAACGCCCTCAGCAGACTGTTTGTCCACAGCTGCCTCTGTATCCCATACAGCAGCGAAATAACCCTTCTTTTGTGCATTAGCAATGATCTTATTAACAATGAGCGTCTTGCCTGCACCGGAAGGACCGGAGAAACCAGTAACCCTACCAACAGGAATACCTTTATATAAAGACCCAGAAAATATAGCATTAAGCGCATAAGAACCTGTGTCTATCCAATCGTTTACAATAGAGAGAGAATTATCATCTGAAAGCAGAGACGCATCTGCATTTAGTGCGTCTACTGCCTCAAAAATGTCTTTCATTGACGAAGCTTTCGTTTCGTCGTTATTACTTTCTGTACGTGGTTTACGTGCCATAAAGATTAGTTACCGTCTGCGTCAAATAACTTAATAGTAGGAGCAGCTTGATTTTGAGATGATTTGAACATTTCTACATATTGTGCAACGAGATTAGATTCAAGGTTAAGGTTACTTGTTAACACAATTGCAGACTTGCTATATGTCCAATTTGGGAAAGAATCTCGATCAGCAAAAAACTCTCTAAACATTAAAGGGTAAAGCTGAACACTTAATTTCTTTTCTTGTGTTGGTGTAACATTTAAGATAGCCGGTTTGGTAACCGTAATGCTATTATCGTCACCGCTTACATATGTAGCAACGATGGTACGTTGAATATTATCAAGGAATACAATGATTTGATCTGAGTTCATATAGTTATATTAATATAGTTTTTGTTTTAATCAAGGTTATTGGCGAGGAAACTTAAAATAAGGGTGCTTTGCATTAATAAGATTTTTGTCTAAAAGATGTTTGTGGGTGGCTCGTGTAGGTACAATGTCCCAGCCACCGCGTCTCGCATAAAAGCCTGTTACTAATAATTCATCAGGTTTTATCAAATCATACAATCGCTTAAACGCACACTCAATTATCTCTTCGTGGAAGTGACATTCATTACGAAATGATACAATCCACTCTAATAGAGAGCGCTCTGTTACTGCTTTAGAACCTTTATAATAGATAAAAATATCACCTGAGTCTGGTTGCTTTGTAATCTTACAGTTAGAACGAAGCAATGTACTCATACAGCGATAAGAGGTATCAGTAATTTGATCATTAACCTGTAATAGTTTTGCATCTTCGTTAAATACTGTAAACTCAATCTTTTCCGCACCCTTAATCTTTTCTAATACAGGCCAAGACTCTTCTTTATAATCTTGATACCAAGATTCCCGATGACCTTCAGTATTGAGATCCATTACTTGGGAGAACAGCTCTACTTTAACATCTGTTTCTAATAATAGAGATAAGTCTTTAGAAGCCGTTTGTTTAATGTTATTAAGAACTTCTTTAGTATTCTTACCCATTTTTTGCATATTAAACGAATTCCAGTAAAGCTTCATTGACTTAGACTCTACAATGAAGTCATTAGTAGCCGGATAAACCACTTTAGCAACACAAGCAACAGGTAATCCGTTATCTGTAATAGCGCTACATTCATAGCCGTTCCAGATATCATAACCTACAAAAGGTAAATTACCGTTCTCAAGATCAAGATGGGTACGGTTACGTTGGCGCTCTTCACGCACCAAAATTTCTGGTGTATATGTACTTGGAGAGTCTACTCTTTGTCCAAGTACTTTATCGATATTATTAGTGTTATAGCTCATTGGTAAAATCTTTTTTAATTGTATCTAATACTATTTTAGTTCTTTCTTCTACTGTACCCATTACATAAACAAGTTTATCTGCAGTCATAGAATGATGTTTAATAAAAAAATCAAACTGCTTTACAACCCCATCGAAGAATTCTTTACCTGTACTTCTTTCACCATCATCTTTTACTTCAAGTTCAGGTACTACATAAAATACTCTATCATATACCTTTAGTAGTTCTTCATAAATAACTAAAGCTGCTTGATATACATCTTTACTGACTTGCCCTTTCTCATAAAAATAAGTTGTATAGGCAATACCATCTAAAGCACCTCTATCTAAAATCCAGTTACCCGGAGTTAAGCCATACTCTAAATGTCTAGCCATAACCAAATACTGAGTCAATGATGTACCGCCTTCATTAATAGGTATATTCAAATCCTTTAAACCTCTAGTTAAGTTAGTTCTAAAACTAAAATGATGATCATCTAAAAACATATCATCCTTAAGAGCTTTTACTAAGGTTGTTTTACCTTGTGAATGAGCACCGCAAATTGCAGCCTTATAGTTTGTTCTCATAGTTTATTATTTAATACTCTACCTTTCATAAAGGCAACCCAATTATCGATTGCTAATCCGTGAAGACAGTTAATATAATCTCCTAGACTATTAAATTTGGAATAAATATTATCAATAAAAATTTCTTTTTCTGCTACTACTTTACCAGCATCTACTTCTGGAATTACTTCGTGAATAACATGTCCGTGTATTTTATAAGGAGTTTCAAAATGCTTATACCATACTTTAGCTTGAGGGTCTTTACCTTTTAGCTCAGGAAACTTAGTTATAAGACCTGGATGCCCATTGTATATCCTGAATCTACCACAAATCTCTGGTGGTAATATACGAAGATAACCGTGTAATGTGATAATATCAGTATATCTAATAGCTTCTTTATATTCTTGTATAGTTGGCTTCTTTGGTAAGAAGAGAAAGCGATTAAAACATTTTTCAAGAAGATCAGGATTAATTTTATCCATTTCTTCAAAACTCTTATTAGTGATAATTACATCCGGAAAACGACCTACCCTATTAGATATTTCGTTTATCTCAGAACCACTCTGAGAGAAAAATGCTTTCCATATTAAATTGCGCTTCATATTTTTAGACGATACCCTATTGTATTATCACTAAAGAAAATTACAAGCGTAAAGTCAACAATACCCTTAGATATTAGGTAAGGTTTAACTTCAGTAAGCTCTTTTACCGGTAGCTCGCAATTACGAACACAGTCCCAAAAACAATAATCAATAATATACACATTATTTGCCAAAAGATGGGGATAATTATCATTAACTGAATTAGTTATAGCTTCTAGTGTGGTCATCCATTAACGTAGTTTCTAAACTCAACTAAATTATTTGCAATAATTCTTTCTTGTATTTCATCGGGTACAGCATCTAAAAGATCTACAAGCTTGGTAGATTCTTTCTTCCAGCTACCTATTACATCCGTATATCTTATTCTCTTAATACCGTGAACAATAGGAGATGAAGTATCTAATGTTTCTATCCAACTATATTCAGGTCCTTGATAGAAACTAAACTCTCTCGGATGACTACAGCCGAGAAGATGATGAGGTTTATCTTTATTAATAATACCATCATTCATTAATTGATTGAGAGTCATTACTCTACCCATCATATAAGATATCCATTTGTTAGGATGAGGGAATGCTTTGAGGTAATAGGAATAGTCGAATGAAATAGCTAACTTATCTACTCCTATTTCCTGGTCTAAAGCTACATAACACTTAACTAATTCCCCATAGGTCTTACCTTGCACCACACCTATCACCTTAGAATTATTAATAAAGTCCCAATCGTGCCATAAACACTTCTTAGCAGAATCAATAGTGCCTTGACAGTCTTCTAGTACATCAGGCACAATAAACTCGGTAGGTTGAAGTTTTTGTATCCAGTAAGCATAACGCTTAGGGTCAAATGACTTACCTAATTCAAAGATAGAATTGTCTAATAAGACATGTCTACCCATTTTAACACTATCTTCAAAGAACTTGTAATA